TCAATGATAATGTTAGCAGAAAGCTGACCAAAAGTCAACTTGTCGCCTGCCATGTGAACATTGGTGCGTCTAAACGCCATCTCAGCAGCAGGAATCGATACGCTAGGGTGCTCAACAGACTGTGCAAAGTATTCTAGGTTGCCAAACTTCTTGCGGTCGATTACAAGTTTGAACCCAGTAGGCTGTAAGTAGTTGATATTTGTGGTCAGCTCTGCCATGAAAAAAATCCAAAAAAGTTTGTTTCTTCTATTTATACCTGTTGACTTTACTGTGACCAAGCACTATATTTATAGTATAGAAAAGAGGAACACAACCATGATGACCTTCGAACAAACCGGCAACACCTTCACTGCTACCAACTCAATCAAGCCGGTTATCATCAACAAGAACTATGCTAACAAGTATATGATCTTCACCCCCAAAGGTCGTCTGCTCGACAACTTCACATCTGCTGGTCCTTTCGTAGACTTCGAATCGGCTAAGCGTAACGCAGAATGCAACGTTGGTATGGCAATGAACTGGAGTGACTTCTAATGACTGCTGCAATTATCCCTGTTGTCTTTTTGGTAGTAATCGTGTTTAGTGGAGCTATCATCGAAACCTTCCTTGAGGAAACGAACTAATGGTCAATGTCTATCCAATCACTGGCAAAGTATGGTATCGCGAAAGCACTGATGAGTGGGTGCTAGAGCTGGAAGGTTCTATTAATGATACCCACTTCATTAGTCGCCACACTGAGCCAGGTAACACTGCTCCAGAAGATGTTGCAGGACTACCTTCGCTGTATAAAGAGGAAACTGATGAGACCAAGCTGGCGAAGGCTGTGAAGGCGTTGGAAGGACTGATGATGCACGAACCTGACTTTTCCGACACGCTTTGGCGAAACGCCCGTGCCACCCTTGCAGAGATCAAAGGATAAACCAAATGACTTTTAGCGAATACTTCAACAACATCATCAAGTTTATTATATTGGTTGTTACTGTGATTGCGTTAGACCATCCTGAAAAGATTGGTCAATGGAAAGCTCGGATGGATATTGGTTACGATTCCATCTGGTCTGAGTATGTTTCAGACTGTGACTGCACCGAGGCTTTGGAATAAAAAAGGGCAGCCGAAGCTGCCCAGTTTATGTTGGGGGTGGTTGATCCACCCCCTATTTTTATACCGATTAGGATACGAGGATGTTGTCCACGCGGAAGATACGGTAGTACTGGTTGGTACGAGCGGTTGCAAGACCGTTTGCTGGGGTAGCACCAACGAATGGGTTGGTAACCATGCCGTAGCGAGTCTTGAAGCCGATCTTTGGCTGGAAGTCATCTTCACCAACAGCACGAACCATGGTCAATGGAACGTATGGGCAGTAGAAGAGGCCAGCGTCATAGGCGTTTGAACCCTTGTAACCAACAGTGATGAAGTCAGAGACTGCATATGGGTCGATGTACACGCGGAGCTTGCCGTTAAGCACACCAGCGAAGGTGTTGCCGGTGTCGTCAACGTTTAGGTTGGTTGAAAGAGCTGGAGCGTAGTCAAGAGCACCAGAAGCTGCAAGAGCAGAAGCAACATCGCTTGAGCAAAGGATGAAGTTACCCTTACCACGACGAGTTTCTTTTGCGATTACGTTTGCTTCACGGTCAAGCTGGAATAGAAGACCCTTGAACTTTTCAACTGACCAACGACCGTCAGCATCAACTGAAAGGTCGAAGATACCGCGGTTCTGAAGAGCTGATTGCTGAGCACCAGTCTTAGCTTGGCTGTTGATTGTACGAATAACTTCACGGTTGATTTCTGCAAGGATTTCAGTCTGAAGGATATTCGCAAGTTCGGTTTCAGCGTCAAGACCGTGAATTGCTTTAAGGTCCTGTGCCAATTCCATTGAGTATTCAGCCTTTAGCGCGCGTGAACGTGCGGTAACGGTTGCTTTTTCAATGGTGAAGCCCATGTTGCGGAATGCACCAGCGTCTTCTGCTCTGTTGGTTTGCATACCAGTTGCGAACGCTGGGTTACCTGAACGCTCGCCGTTGATGTTGCTGTCTGAACCACCGGTTAGGCCAAGAAGACCAGCTGGGTCTGAGTCTTGTGCGGAATCGGAGTTACCGGAGAATGCAGTGTTAGCTTCGTTGAAGAGAGCTTCGGTGTTTGCAGTTGTACCAGCTGTGTAGCGTGACTTCATTGCGAAGATCAAGCCAGTTGGACCAGTCATTGGCTGAACGCCGCAGAGATCGTATGCAATCATGTTAGGCATTGCACGACGAACTAGGGAGATCAGAACTGGATCCCAGTTAGCTACAGAAGCGTTGCCAACAGATGTTGCTGGGGATTCTGATAGATAACCCATTTGTGAACGCTCTTCGCGAAGAGCTTTTTCTGTGTTCTCGAGAACAACAGCGGTTACTGAGCGGCGGTGAGAATCTTTGATTGCGCCAGCAGTTTCTTCATTAAGAACTGGGGCCCACTTCTTCACCAAATTGTCGTAAGATTCCATCATTTGAGAGGACTCCTTAGTTATTTGATTTACGGATTGCTTTGAGGTACTGAGCCATTGTGCCAGATACTTCTTCTGATAGATCAGTGTCGGTTTCTTCTACAATAGTTGGCTTAGCGGTTTTCTTAGAGAAGTATGATTCTTTGATAGTCTTTACTTTTGCAGCAAATGATGACTCATCCTCGAATGCAACTCCTTCTGCAAGGGATGCTAACTTAGCAACTTGAGTTTCTGCTAGGTCACGTGAAGCTTCACGAATCACTGATTCGCGCTTGTATGATTCTAGCTCTTCTGCAAGTCTAATGCTCTTAGCTACAGCGCCATTGAGTTGCTCTTCGAGCTCGTCATTAGCTGCTGAAAGTTCGTCGACTAGGTCAACTTTGGATTCTGGTACTTCAACATAAGACTCTACGAATAGATCCTTTAGTTTTGCCATGAAGGTTTCAGCAATCTCAGTACGAAGACCTGCTTGTACTGCGAGCTTGTTTTCTTCCATCCAAGTTTCTACCACGTAGTTGAGGTAGCTATCAACCTTCTCTACAAGCTCTGCCTTTGTTGCAGAGATTTCTTCATAGAGTTCGGTTGCGTATGCTTCTTCCAGACGATCAATTTCTTCTGAAAGTTTGCTTTTGACCGCAGCTTCAAAGATAATAGCTGTTTTGGACTTGAACTCTTCGGAAAGAGTAGCCTCAGATTCGACCAACGCATTAAGGTCAGCAGTAAAGTCAATGTTTACATTAACATTACGTGCTTCGGCAATAGCAGCTTCATCAGCTACTTCATCCATAAGACGAGAAAGAGCTACAGCAAGTTCTTCTGTTTTAAGAGAAGACATATACTCATAGCCTGCGTTAATCATGCCAGCTTTAGACTTTGGCATTGGTTCGCTATTTGACTTGTCACCTTTACGGGCTTTAGCAGTTGGACCTGCCTTTTCCGCAGCTTTGACTGAGTCAATAGATTGCTGTTCAGCATTTTTAGGATCATGAGCTTCATCGATATCTTCGTTGTCATCGAGCTCAACATCCTGGTCATAATTAGCCATTTTGTGACTCCTATATTTTTTGTTTCAGCAACGAGAGGAAATTCTTGAACTCACGAGCCTGAGCCTCATAGAGACCCTTACGTGGAGCTTTCTTAATTTCAGTCTCCATTTTTTCAATTACTTGAGGTTGAATAATGCCGTTATTCCAAACCCACTCTACACCTTCCATGATTCCATTTACGAAGGCTGTCGGTGCAGATGGATCTTGCACGATATCAACCGTGCTAAGAATAAAGTCGTCTTTAACGTACATCACGCCATTACGTTCCTCAAGGCTACCCATACCACGAGTTGACACGCCTAGACGAACACCCCCATCAAGAAGACCTTTTACAATCATTCCCATTGGAGTCTCTAGAATACGTGCTTTACCCACAATATCGTTGCCCTGCCATTGCAAGTTTTCGATAATGTGGGAAACCTTGTCAAGGTTAATCGAAGGGCCTTCTGGGTGATTTAATTCACCAACAGCGCGCTTCGTGTTAACCATTTCTGTAACATACTTACCTACTGCCTTTTCCATTACTGGCTTAGGATAGATACGTCCGTTACGATTTCTTTGTTCTGATTGCGCAAAGATACCTTCGATGAAGTGATTCTTACCACCACCAGCCTTAGCTTCGGTGATCACTTCGATCTCGTTTTCTACATATTCAGCAATCAGCTTCATTGTTTTACCTTTAACTGTTTAATGAACTCAGTTGCAAATTTGGTAGCCTGTTGTTCGTTTGGATAAACGTCTAACAAGTCACCTTCTATGTTAACAGCTACACCTGCTTTGACCTTTTGGAATTCAACTTTCATCCCATCGATCTTTTTTACAGTAGGTTTTACCTGTCTGATAGTTGCAAAAGTCTTCATTAACTTCTCATTTAGATTTATTTATAAAAGTTTTAAATTTGAGAAATATTATTCCTCGTCGTCTTCTTCGTCGACAATTTCGCCAATTTCTTCATCGGAAATTTCTTCTAGCTCTTCATCATCTTCAAATTCTTCTTCATCATTAAACATTACACCAGCGACCTTAATCTTTTCTTGATCAAGTGAGTCGGCTAATTTCTGCTGCATAAGTTCACTGAACATCGGACCTGCTTTAGCAAAGTCTTGATCCATGACGCTGTTAATTAAGTCTTCGATATTGCTCATAATTAAGCTCCTTGAGGGGGTTGTCTTTGTGGAAGCTGAGGTGCGTTGGGTTGACCAGGCTGAATAATGCTATCATATTCACCTTGACGGCCTTCCTCATCCATTTGTTCTTTCATTTGTTTAATGTTATCGTCATCCATATGTAGGACATTCTTCATCACCCATTCTCTGGAGAAGTATGAACCAACATATTGCTGAATCTCATCCATAAGCTGGAGACGACCCATTAGAAGTTCGTTATCTTTTAACTCTGTGAAGTGGTTGTCACGAGCGTAGTCAACAACAATGTCATTCTTCCATTCATTCCAATCTTCCTCAGTAATAATCTGCTTGAGGATTAACTGCTTCTTAAGAATGTTGTAGAATAGGTGGTTAAACTTTGAACGTAGTCTGTCAATAAACTTCTGGAATGATAATTCATCTCTAGAAATTTCAGTAGAACGACCAAGAGAGAATTGTGCTTCTTGTTCAAGTCTATTAATAGGAACGTTAAGAGATCTGTAGAGTCTCTTCTGGAAGTAAATAATGTCTTCAATCTGACCTAGATTATCACCACCAGGAAGTGTAGTGATTTCTGTTCCTCTACCGCCTTCACGACGTGGGAGCCAGAAGTCTTCAAGCATTGACATATGCTTGCGATCGTCTCTAATAGCACCAGTCTGAGCATCGTAAACTAGCTTGTTACGATACTTTGACATAATACCTTTCATATACTCTTCTGCTTTACCTTTAGGAAGGTTACCAACATCGATATAGAATATACGGCGTTCAGGAGCACGAGCAAGACGATAAATGACCAAAGAGTCTTCCATCATGCGAAGCTGGTTGATAGGCTTTAGAGCTTTTTGTAGGTATGATACAACCTTCTGACGATTCTCGTCGAGTAGTCCAGATGTAACATAGCTAACAGAGTCAGCACTGAGCTTGACACCAGTGTTCGTTTGACCAGGCTTATCTTGATAGATGTAGAACTCGTCCACCTTCTCAATAATTGATGCACCAGTCTGCTGATCTTTTTTCTTTTGGATCTGCTTTACCTTACGAACCTTAGCAGCATCGATAGGACGGATCTCTTGGATACCAGCTTTGAGATTCTTCTCGTCAACTACAAGGTGATGATACATTCTTCCATCAATGTACCAACGCTTGAACATATCGTGGCCCATTTCCTGGAATGACATCATCGAAACAATGTTGTCGAATTCCTCAGTCATAGCTTTTTTGATATTGTCAGGAGCTTCTACCTTATCAAGAACAAGAGTCACAGACTGCTCATTCTCGTTAGATACGATTGCTTCATTAACAATATTTTCAACTGCTGCATCGACCTCTGGATGAGTTGATACTGCTCTGTATTGTTTAATTAACTGATGATCATCTTTAACGTTAGTATCACCATTAATATCAACATATGTCCCGTAGTGAGCAGCAGAAGCTGTCACATAGCCCGCACCATCTTCATCGACGGGTGGAACAATTGATGGTAGTAATGGCTTTTCAGTACGTGTAGCACGCTTAATCTGAAAACCAAAAATATTTAAACCTTCATCAGCCATATTAATTCCTAACTAGTGGTGGGAAGGGCCGAAGCCCTTCCCTGGTATTTAGATTAGCTAGTTGTGTCGGAAGTCCAGTATTGAACCTGGAACTCAACTGTAAATCTTTCAATCTCATTTTCTGATGTGTATGAAAGATCAATTGGGGAGATTGCTGTTGGGAAGCAACCTTTGAAGGTATACTTCTTGAGCACAGTGCCGTCCTTATCAAGCTGCTCAACGATCAGGTCAGACTGATAAGAGATTGGGTTTACCAATCCAGTGTTAGCACTGTGAGCATTGATTCCATTCATCCAACGTTCCATAGCGTTACGGATTTTGAAATCTGTATCGTTAATGATTGTTGGGGTCCAAGAATCAAATGTGCGGTCTCCTGCGATCTTTAGCTGACGACCACGGAACGGGATAACGATCGGAGTGATCGTTGAACCTGGTAGCTGTGCAGCTTCGCAAAGGAACGATGTCAATTCTGCATCGCCACCTGCATATCGTGGAAAGTTAATTGTCGCTTTGAACAGGTTAGGTCTAGCGCCACCACCACGTAGTTTTGACTTGAAATCGTCAACTCCTAGAATAGCCATTGTATTTCTCCTTTGACGCTATTATACTGTGCCAACAACTTCTTCAAACTCAACACCGGTTCTAACAGCTACGAAGTTTAGGGTTACGTAGTTAATTGAACGAGCTGGCTTGATGAAGATTGTAGCGATGAATTCATTACGATCCACAACCGCTGGTGTGTTGTTTGTTTCATCGCAAACTACACGGAAGTCTGTGATACCACGACGACCCTGAACTTCACGTAGGAACGGTTCAACAATGTTTACAAACTCTGCGCGAGTAAACTCGTCGTTGAATTCAAACAGTACGTTTCTTGCCGCAAGAGAGATTGCTCTTTCAAGAACCAAGAACAGACGGCGTACGTTGATACGATCGAATGCAGAAGGTCTTAGAAGGTTAGTCTTATCACCGAATAGAAGCACACCTTCACCAGGAATGTTTGCAACTGGGTTGATAGACGCTTTATATAGAGTGTCTCTTTCAGCCTTTGTTGGATTGTATGCTAGACCAGTAATGCCTAGATATGCACCACGACGAGAACCTGCTGGTGAGAACCATGGGGCCGCATTGAGGTCAGTAGCTGCCATCAAACCTGCAGTTGAAGAAGCTGCTGGGATGAAGCGATACTTATCGTTGTACTTATCGTACACTTTCAACCAGTTGTTATCTTTGATTAGGTAGCTGCTTCCTGTATAATCAAATGTTGATAGTGAAATATCGCTGTTAGGTGTAGCTGTACCGATTACCTTAACGCGAGCTGGTGAAGCAACTACAACACAGTCTTTACGAGTTTGCTGAGCAATCGCAACAAGGTTGTTAACAACTGTCACATGGTCAGCTTGAACCGTAACAGCAGGAGCAATTAAGAAGTCAACTGTTACAGTGTCTTTATCAGAAACTAGATCATAACCTGTAGCAAAGTTACCAGTTGTCAAAGCGCTACCGTTAGCACCACTGTCAAATGATCTTGTTACGTTAGCATCATTTGATGCATCGTAGAAGTTTTCACCAGAGGTCATAGTTGTACCGGCTGATGATGGGAATCCGGAACCAAATCCAGCCAGATAAATGTAGCTTGACTTGTTATTGATTACATCCTTGATATAATTGGATGCACCTTCAGGTGTCTTGGCGTTTGATGCGAGCGAAACATATCCAAATGTTTCAAGCACAGTACCACGAGTACCAGAAATTAAACCATCCTCGTCTATAACAACAACATGCATTTCATCATTCTTAGCAGATTGAGTTAGAGCCCAAGTTGATGAGCGAGGAGATCCATCAAATGATGACTTATATGTCCAAGCATCGAAAGCGGAGTCTGCATCAGCAGCGCCTGCTGAATCACCAGATACTGGGCAGAAAGAAATCTTTAAGCTATTGCCAAGTGTGCCTGGATATTTAGCGATGAATATGTTGCCAGCACTGTCAAGAGATGCTTCTGTGTTATCGAAGTTGGTGCTATTCTTAACAAGTGGAGTAGAGCCAGCTATAGTGTCGCGCGCGTTGGTTGCATTAGAACCAACCATACGGACAGTTTGCAGTGAGCTCGAATATTTTAAGAAGTATGCAGCAGATAGAAAATCAACTGCGCTTGAATCGGTTGGGGTT